GGACCACACCCACTACATCACGACCTCCGGCACCACCGGCGGCGCCCTCCCGTCGTGACCGTTCCTGAGCTCCGCATGGTCGTCATCTGTGACCACTGTCGCAATGGCGCATGCGGGTGCTCGGGCGAACGCTGCGACTGCGGGTGCCGCAAGATCGTGATCACCGATGAAGGAGTGGAGGGGACGTAGCCCCCAAGAGACGGCCAAGGCCCAGGAGGCCGTCGACTTCTTCCGCGACCACCTCACGCATACCAAGGGCGTCTGGGCCGGGACCGCCTTTGCTCCCCTTCCTTGGCAGGAGCAGCGGATCATCCGGCCGCTCTTCGGGACGCTCGACCAGACCGCCACAGCGCTCCCTGACGGCACCCAGCCGCGCCTGTACCGCACCGCCTACGTGGAGGTCCCGCGCAAGAACGGAAAGTCGGAGATGGCGGCCGGGATCGCCCTCAAGTGTCTGTTCGGCGACGGCGAGCCGGGCGGCGAGGTCTACGGGGCGGCCCTGGACCGTGACCAGGCCTCGATCGTCTTCAACGTGGCCGCGGCCATGGTCAGGAGCTCGCCCGTGCTCTCCAAGCGAGCCAAGATCCTGGACGCCACCAAGCGCATCATCGTCACCAAGGGCATCTCAGCCGGCAGCGTCTACCGGGCCATTCCCGGTGACGCCGGCGGGAGCTGGGGCTTCAACGCTTCCGCCATCATCTTCGACGAGCTCCACGTGCAGCCCAATCGGGAGCTCTGGGATGCCCTCACGACCTCCACCGGAGCCCGTGCACAGCCGCTCATCTTCGGCATCACGACCGCGGGCATCTACGATCCCAACGCCATCTGCTGGGAGCTCCACGAGTACAGCCTGCAGGTGGCCTCGGGGGCCATCGAGGACCCCACCTGGCTGAGCGTCGTCTACGGCACCACGCCCGAGGACGACTGGACCGACCGCAAGGTCTGGGCCCGCGTCAACCCCTCCCTCAACGCCACCATCAAGGAGGAGACGCTGGCCCGCGAGGTGGCGGCCGCGCTCCGCCGGCCGGCCTACGCCAACACCGTCAAGCGTCTCCATCTGAACCTGTGGACGAGCCAGACCACGGCCTGGATCAACATGGTGGAGTGGGCGGCCAACGCCGGCCGCTTCAGCGAGAAGGATCTGCGGGGCCGGCCCTGTTACGGAGCCCTCGACCTGGCCAGCTCGAACGACCTGGCCGCCTTCCTGCTCTGCTTCCCGCCCCTGGTCAAGGACGAGCCCTACCACTTCGTCTGCCGCTTCTGGCTGCCCGAGGAGGACCTGGCCGAGCGATCGCACCGTGACAGGGCTGCCTATATGCTTTGGGCCGAACGTGGCCTCATCTCGCTCACGCCTGGAAACCGCATCAAGCAGTCCTTCATCGAGGCCGAGATCGCTCGCTGTGCCCTCCAGTTCGACATCCAGGAGATCGCCTACGACCGCTGGGGCGCCATCTTCGCGGCCGACAACCTGGAGGAGGCCGGCTTCGACATGGTCCAGTTCGGCCAGGGCTTCGCGGCCTTCGCCTCGCCCACCAAGGAGTGGGACGCGCTCATCGGCGACCGCCGCCTGCTCCACGGCAATCACCCAGTGCTGAGCTGGATGGCGGGTAACGTGATGGTCGACCAGGACGCCTACGGCAACCTGCGGCCCAACAAGAAGGCCTCGAAGAGCAAGATTGACGGCATCGTGGCCGGAATCATGGCGCTCGACCGTGCAGTTCGCCACCTGGCGCACCGCCCAGCCAGCCTGGGTGACGCCCCGGTGAGCCGGACCGCGTCGGTGGCGGCTGGTCCCGCGCGCCGGCCGGCGCAGCTCCAGGGCTGGGATTGATGTTGCCGGCCCTGCTCTGGACCGGCGGCCTGCTGGCGCTGATCGCGACCGCGGTGGGCATCGGCCTGGCCATCGCCCTCGGGAAGCACTTCGATGGCTGAGTACGGCGACCGGCTGCGGGCCGACAGCGGCGGCGACAGCATCGCGATGGTCGATCGGGGCGCCCCCGGGCGGCCGCGGGGCGACTTCCGGAGCCGGCGCTGGCTGGCCCAGTACGCGGAGCGGATCCCGCTGGTCAAGCTGATGCAGCAGGTGTGGCCCTTCGGCCTCCAGCGCGGGACCGGGGTCTTCACGCTCGGCGGCCACGCCACCATCGGCATGAGCTACGACTTCATGCGCGTGTACGCGTCGGTGTACGGAAACCCGACCGGCTACCGCTGCGTGGAGGCCATCAAGTCCAACTTCTCACGGCCGCCCTGGATGGTGCTGCCGCCGGATACGGACTGGCCGGGCCCGGGCGTGGAGGCCAAGTCGATCAAGAGCCATCCCCTGCTCGACCTCCTGAACCACCCGGGCGGGATGAGCGGCACCCTGATGCTGCGCACGATCGCCTCCGACCAGGAGCTGACCGGGAAGTCGTTCTGGTTCAAGGTCCGCAGCCAGCGGATGGCCTCGAAGGCCACCCTGGTCGACCACATGGCTGCCCAGCGGGTGAATACGGTCGACACCATGGGCCCGGTCACCGAGCTGCGCCGGATGCCCCCGCAGCGGGTCTACGTGTACGGCAACGAGGACGACGAGCTGCTTGGCTTCGTCTACACCGACCGCTTCGGGCGCATGTTCCCGGCCCTGCCTGAGCAGGTGCTCTACTTGCGCTACCCGGACGCCGAGCGGCTCTTCGACGGTGCCCCGCCGGCGGCCCGCGCCGGGCTCCCGGCCGAGACCGACACCGCCGGCGCCCGCTTCAACCGCGAGCTGCTCGAGTCCGATGGCGCGCTCCCCGGCTACGTGATCCTGGAGGGCCTGACGCGCGATCAGTTCGCGGAGTGGAAGCAGGAGTGGGAGGCCGGCCGGCCGGGCAAGACCCGGTTCATCCGGGGCACCAACGCCCACTACGTGAAGGCCGGCCAGACCAACCAGGAGCTGACCTACTCCGAGCTCCGCCAGGACTCCCAGGACGACACCATGCGCGCCTTCGGGGTGCCCCGGGCGGTGGCCTTCGACGTCTCTCACGAGACCTACGCCAACGCCGAGCGGGAGCAGGCGATCTTCATGCAGCACAACATCCTGCCCAAGTGGATCCTGAACTGCGACGAGGCCACCACCCAGCTTGGTGACGACTTCGGACGCGTTCGGGTGGCGCTGAATCTGGTGGGGATTGACGAGTTGCAGGACTCACGTGACGCCATCGTCGAGCGCGGGACCAAGCTGATGGGCATGCAGGCCATGACCATCAACGAGTTCCGGCGCGACATGGGCTGGCCGAAGGTGCCCTGGGGCGACGAGCCGGTCGAGCCTGTGCAGCAGATGTCGGCCATCCCGCTGGCCGTGCCCGGCGCCCCGGCGCCGCCGGTGCCCGTGCCCTCAGGCGCCGCCCGGGCCCGGCTGGCGCGGATTGGAGGATCCAATGGACACTGAGCGCAGCGTGGCGGCGCGCGCCACCCCTGCCAAGGACGGCTACAGCGGCGTGGCCTCCACGATCGGCACCGTCGACCGCATGAAGCGCTGCTTCCTGCCGGGCGCGTTCGGCGACCAGGAGATCCAGGTGCCGCTGCTGGCGTACCACGATGATGGCCAGCCGGTCGGGGTGTCGGTGCTGACACCGCCCAGCGGCCGGCCGTACGTGGGCGCCCAGCTCACGCACCACAGCCGCATCACGCCGACCTCCGGTGCTGAGAACTTCCACGCTCTGATCCGCGATGGCGCCATCCCGGCCACCTCGATCGGCTGGGAGAGCCATGAGGACTACCTGGGCTGGTCAGCCCTCGAGCGCGGCAATCCCGCCCTAGCCCGGCTGGCAGCCTCGATCGGTGTTGTCCAGCGCGAGGACGTCCACTACTTCGCCCGCATCGAGATCTTGGAGAACAGCCTGGTCCCCGTCCCGGCCAACCCGCTGGCGCTGCTGGCGGTGGCGGGGCTCAGCGTGAACGCAGAGGAGCGCGCGATGACCGACGCCCTGATGGAGCTGGCGGGCCTGAAGCACGTCGCGTCCGTCGTACCTGAGAAGGCCGCCGGCGCGCGCCACTCCACGACCGACCAGGCCATGATCCAGTCCGCCCACGACAGCCTCATGAACCTGGGCGCCACCTGCCCGCTGCCCGCCGGCGCGCCCGAGGTCGAGGGCGCTAGCGCGGTCGACCCCGACGGCATCACGGGCGGCTGGCAGCAGTTCATGCGCGGCCCCTACGGCTCCAAGCTGGAGACCCGCGATGTGGCCGGTGTGAGCGCCCTGGTGGCCACCGAGCTGAACAAGCAGGCCGTGAGCGGCGACATCCTGACGGCGTCCTACGCGGTCGCTCAGGCCATGTGCGCGGCCTTCGAGGCGGCCGATGCCCACCAAGAGCATCAACGACCTCCCCGACTCCGACTTCGCCTACATCGAGCCGGGCGGGACCAAGGACGCCGAGGGCAAGACCGCGCCGCGCGAGCTACGCCACTTCCCGATCCACGACGCGGCCCACGTCCGCAACGCGCTGGCTCGCCTCAGCCAGAGCCCCTTCGGTGACAAGGCCAGGTCTAAGGTGGAGGCGGCCGCGCACAAGTTCGGGATCACCGTGGGCTCTGGCGCCGCTTTCGAGAACCCGGACGACGACATCGCCAAGATGGAGCGTGAGGTGGCGGCGCTCCTGGAGGGCAGCGACGGCGAGCTGCCCGAGGGCATGGTCAGCCACACCATCGCCGACGTGCTGCCCGCCGACGATCACATCGCCGTCCTCGAGCGGGATCTCGAGGACATCACGGACCCGCCCGGTGACGCCATCGCCCAGTTGGAGCTGGCCGCGTTCGGCGATTCGGGCACTTTCGGGATCGGTGATTCGTAAAAGCCTCATGATTCACGCAGAACAGCCGGCAGCTTGCTGGTCAACAAGCCAGTAGAGGAGACGAGCGATGGAGCGATGGCAGACCAAGGCCGAGAAGGCCTCTGCCCTGATCGAACAGGTCAAGCAGGAGCTGAAGACCGTCGAGAAGGCGGAGGATGCCATCCGGCTGCAGAACGTCTTCAAGGCTGCCGTGAAGCTGTCGGAGGACGCCGGCAAGGAGCGCAAGGAGCTCGAGACGGCGCGACTCAACCAGCTCATGGTCGAGCACGAGAAGAACGCTGAGGTCCGCGAGCAGGGGCGGATCACGGGCGAGAACGAGCGCTTCCTGAGCACCTACAACGGCACCCAGGGCGACAACCGCGGCGGCCGGGTCAGTGACGGCTCGCTGACGCTGGCACAGCGGATGCAGCCGGGGATCGGGCGGATGCTCGCCTCCCAGCGCGCGGTCGACACCATCGACGTCCTGCACAAGGCGGCGCTGGCTGAGGGCACGGGCTCCACGGGCGGCTTCCTGGTGGTGCCGGCGTACCTCCAGGAGCTCTTCGCTGAGACCCGTCGCCAGGGCAACGCGCTGCGCTCGTACGGGTGGCTGAACATCCACCCCATCGAGTCCAACCAGGCGCTGATCCCGCGTGGGTCGGGCGCCGCGACCGCGGCCTGGGTGTCTGAGAACACCGCCAAGCCGTCGGCTGACCAGGCCTTCACCCAGATCACCGTGAACATCTTCACGGCGGCCGGCATCAGCAAGCAGTCCAAGCAGATGGCGATGGACTCCTCGCCGACGGTGCTCGATCTCTCGACCCGGGAGCTGGGCACCCTGCTCGGCAACCTGGAAGAGCAGGCGATCATCAACGGGACCGCTTCGGGCCAGCCCCGCGGCATCCTGAACGTGACCGGGCTGGCGGTTCCCCCGCAGACCGGCTCTGACACCGCCAACGGCTGCGTGGCCACCTCGGCCACCGCCCAGGCCATCATCGACCAGATCCTGAACTG